ATTCATGTGCCATGTGGCTAGCTCCGTCTTGCTCCAAGGGAGGAACGTTCTGTACATTACGATGGAAATGGCAGAAGAACGCATTGCTGAAAGAATTGATGCAAACCTCCTGAATGTTCCCATTCAAGATATTGTAGAACTACCCAAGAATATCTTTGAGACTAAGGTAAATAACCTTGCTAAGAAAACTCAAGGCACTCTGATTATTAAAGAATATCCGACTGCTTCAGCACACTCTGGACATTTCAAGTCTCTTTTGAATGAACTCGCACTTAAGAAATCATTCAAACCAGATATTATCTTTATTGACTACTTGAATATCTGTGCTTCTTCACGATATAAGGGTAATAGTAATATCAACTCTTATACCTTTGTAAAAGCAATCGCAGAGGAACTCCGTGGTCTTGCTGTGGAGTTTAGTGTTCCAATCGTAAGTGCTACACAGACTACTCGTTCTGGTTATGGTTCTTCTGATGTGGAACTGACTGATACATCAGAGTCTTTCGGTCTTCCTGCTACTGCTGACTTGATGTTTGCTTTGATTTCAACTGAAGAACTTGAGGGACTTGGGCAGATTCTTGTAAAACAACTTAAGAACCGATATAATGATCCTACCATTCATAAGCGTTTCGTGATTGGTATTGATCGTGCAAAGATGCGTCTTTATGACTGCGAACAATCTGCTCAGAATGATATCCTTGACAATGGAAAGGAAGAAGAGTATGATTATGAAGAAAAGAAACCAAAGAAAACATTCGAAGGATTTAAATTCTAATATGACTATTGATCTTAATAAGTATGTTGAGTTCGTCAATACAACCACATCAAAACCAAGCAAAGAATTTCCTGAGTTTGCCGATCGTCTTAATGATCTCAAAATCCAAGGATTTCCTACCGAGCGATTGCTTACTGCTGCTGTAGGAATGAGTGCCGAAGCAGGTGAGTTTACTGAGATTGTAAAGAAGATTGTATTTCAGGGCAAACCAGTCACTGAAGAAAATCTATTTCACCTGAAGCGTGAACTTGGTGATATTATGTGGTATGTTTCTCAGGCGTGTTTGGGTCTTAATATTTCTATTGAAGAAGTAATTCAAATGAACTTTGAGAAACTGAGTGCTCGCTATCCTGAGGGTGCTTTTAGTATTGAGCGTTCTGAAAATCGTGTGAAAGGGGATCTGTGAGTAACCTAACCCAAGAACAAATTAAAACTCTTGAGTATTCTTTTGCAAATTTGGATATAAATTTTGAGGATGTTCCATCAGCAAAATTGCACGGAACTATGGAAGGTGTTCAACAACAAATTGAAAGTGGTGCTGATAAAGTCATTTACTCTTATAGAAATGAAACTGGTGGAGTAACTATTACCAGTATGAAAGTTGGAGAAGAAACTGAAGAAAGTAAAGAAGCACTCAATAAGGTAAGAGAAAATGTGCTGAAGTATTGGAAAGAACTTAAAGGAGAAAAAAATGACTAAAGAAAAACAAGTAACAATTAAAATGAATGTTAATGAAGCCGCAGCAGTTCGTCAAGTTCTGTTTGATGCTCAAAAAGGATACACTTACAATGAAGCAAGTGTTCCTCCTCGGGTGACTGATATCCGTGGAGTAATTCAAGACCTTGACGATAATATTGGTGCTGTTCTTGGTGTTTGACCCTTAGGGGTCTTTTTTTATAAATATCCATAGAAGAATAAAACGATTTTCTAATGGATAGCAAAGAACTTAGAGGTTTGATGGAAGCATATTCTGAAGTTTATGCTCCTCAAGAAGTAGATGAAGCAACCGCAATGGCAAAGCGTGGTTATGATGAGACTAAACTTCGCAAACCAGCAGGTGGTGGTGAAGCAGCAGATAGAGCATCTGCACTAGAAAAGAAATCAACATTTGGTGATGCTAATAAGCAAAAGCAAAGAGAAAGACTTGCCAGAGCACAAAGAGGTGATTTCCGCAAAACTGCCTCATCAAATCCTGGACTGCATGTTGGACAGCACAAGTCTGATGATCCTAAGGTAAAGGCAAAGCAGGCAGCAAGAGGTGCTCAGAGAGGTGCTTTAACTTCTGCTGAGAGAAAGCAACTCAATATGGGAGATGAAACATTTAATACCTTTGATGCTATTCTTGAGTTTCTTTATATGGAAGGATTTGCTGAAACTCTGGAAGAGGCAGAGTGGATGATGGCAAATATCATTGATGAGGCAGCTATTGATATTATTCTTAGTGAAGCAGACTCACTTGCTGCAATGCAGGCAAGAAGAGAAAAGGGTCTTGCTGCTCAGAGAAAGCGTGAAGGCACTACTTCCACTGGAAGAGATTTTGGTCGCAATGACTATTTGAATTCTTCCCAACAAAAAGCAAGAAGAGACGCAGAGTATATAGCAGGAACTAAGAAGGAAGAGTTTGAAGCGTGGCTTGATGAGGCAATGACCAATTACGAGAAGAATCGTAGGAGAGCAGCACAGAGAGCAGCAGCAAGAAACGAGGCAAGAGCACAAGGTAAGACTGGTGCTGTTCCTGGTGTGGGTTATGTCACTCCAAGAAAAGAAAGGGAAACCTGGACTGATGAGAGTGGTAAAACCAGACACGCTAAGGGTCTCTGATAAATAAACTCTGAATTTGATTTAACCCCTTGACTTCTTGGTTGAGGGGTTTTATAATGTCTTTATCGGGGAATTAGCTCAGTTGGTAGAGCGCCTGCTTTGCAAGCAGGATGTCAGCGGTTCGAGTCCGCTATTCTCCATTCTAAATATTTAAAACAAGTATAAACGATAATGGCAGCGTTACCTAGCGGGGAAACTTTTAATGAGCAAATGTGGGTGATTTATTTTGCATTATCTATAAATGATCCAAATTTGAATAATATTAACGTGGAAACTTGGACTAATCTTTATAGTAAAAGGGATAATACTAAATTTTCCAAATTTTTAAAAGAAAGGGGTATTGAATGGTGCGTCCAAAATATGCCTCTAGATAGTAGATTTAATACTGCTGATCTGAAATCTGCCCGAGCAAAATTTCCACCAAAAAAGGATGGTGGTTTGGATTGGCATAATGCACTAAAATCTCAAGTATCTAGTTTTAGAAAACATCAAAAAGGAAAGATAGCATCTTCAAAAACATTTAAAGTGACAAGACAAGGTGAGTTTTATGAATTGTCCAATTTAAGTATGTTTTTGAAAAGTGTTAAATCCGCATTTGGTGCTAAATTTGCTGATGACAGATGGAACCCCGCTGATGTTTGGTTCTATAAAGATGAAGCTGTTCGGCAAATAAAGGAGATGATTTCTCATAGTTCTATCATGGATAGTGTTTTTATGAGTGCCATTCCTAGGTCAAAGCAAAAAGCGATCGCAATATATGATGTAAAACAACTCAATGAACTTTTGTTAGTTTTGTATGAAAAAAATATTCTTATTCCAGTATCCTTAAAAAAAGCAACTGGGGAAGGTGCGGTATATACTAGTAGAGTTGGTATTAATAATGGTAGAAAGGATAAAGAGAATCAACCAAGAGATCCAGTAGTAACTGATAAACTATATCCCATAGTTAAAGATGGTGATGGATACGTTGTTGGTGGAAAGAAAAATAATGGTGGTAGAAATTTAAAATACAATTTAAAAACTGAAGTTGCCACTTTGGACAGTAATGGAAAGCAAGTTATAAAGACTGAGTATGACTATGTTACTTTTGGGATATCTAACAATATTGTTGTACAATCTAGTGGAGAATTTGGTGCTGCTGGAGGTGGATCTATGTCTTTGACTGAAGCTGAAAATGTTATATACACTGCTAGGGGAATGAATACAATTAGAAAAACTAGGAGGGATGCCGTTCCGAACAACACAAATATTATGACTGATGTTTATGATAGTGATATCAATAGATCTAAAAAATATATGTCAAACATGGCAGAAAAATTAGATCCAAGCAAAACTTCTGGAAATATAAAACTCAGTAAAAATGAAGAATCACTAATGAAAAATAAAAATTCAGCATTGGAATATACTAAGGATGCCCAGAACAAGTTGGAAATGGCATTGGCAATGAAGGAATCTGGAAAAGAAGATGAACTAATCGTTGATTTGTGGAAATCTTGTACCAGTAAAGGTGTTGTCCGTAGAAAAGATTTTGAAAGGATCTTGGGTAGAGCGGCAAGAGAAGAAAAGTATAGAGCAAAAAAACTTGGAAAAAATATAACAGATGAACAAGCAGAAAAGATAGCATTTGATAAATTGTCTGTAAAAGTTTCACCTTCAGTCAAAATACCAGCATCAATTCACCTTAAACTTTATTGATTGTATTCACTTAGACCAGAACACTAAATATATTATAAGGATTGACAATATAGATGAAGAGTTTTTTCCAATTTCTATTAGAAGCATCCGAGTCGCAAGCAGTGATGCAAGCGAAGCGGCTTGGTTTGACTGGAGATGGACACGGTGGATGGTATGATAAGAATGGGGAATTTACTGCAAAAACTGTTGGTGGTAAATTAAAGTTTTATAATCAAAATCAGGTTTCTGGAAAGCAAGATCCTCCACAACAAAGAACTCCTGCAAATCAGCAACCTGTTGCTACACAAACTCAACCACCACAAGATACGCAACCAGAAGAAGAACCAAAAGAAGATAAGGGAACTTTGACTGTTGCTTTTGGTCGTTTTAATCCACCAACAACAGGTCACGAAAAACTTTTGGATAAAGTTGCTAAGGTTGCTGGCAAGGGTGAATACAAAATTTATCCTTCAAGATCTAATGATAAGAAAAAGAATCCATTAGATCCTGATACTAAGATTTCCATTATGCGCCAGATGTATCCAAAGCACGGCGAAAGAATTGTTAATGATGCGAACTCAAGAACAATTTTTGATGTGTTGAAGCAAGCACACGCTGATGGGTATTCTGGTGTGAATATTGTAGTTGGTGCTGATCGTCAAGTAGAATTTGAAAAACTCGCAACCCAATACAATGGTCAACTATATGATTTTAAAGATCTAAATGTTGTTTCCGCTGGAGCAAGAGATCCTGAGGCTGAGGGTGTTGAAGGGATGTCTGCATCTAAACTTCGCAAAGCAGCTGCTGAGGGGGATTTCAAAACTTTTAGAATCGGTGTTCCTTCATCATTAGATGATAAGGATGCTAAGCAGATCTATAATACTCTTCGTAAATCTATGGGTATTGAAGAAGGTTGGAATCTGTGGCAGATCGCACCTAAGTTTGATTGGAAAAATCTAAGAGAAAATTATATTAGTGGAAATGTATTCAATGTTAATGACTTGGTTGAAAATTTAAATACAGGTTTGATTGGGAAGATTATTCGCAGAGGAACAAACTATTTGATTTGTGTCACTGAAGACAATATTATGTTCAAATCTTGGATTAAGGATGTTTCAGAATGGACTGAAGTATCTGGTGTTCCAGCAAATCAAAGAGAAGTCGGAACAGATGCTTTTAGAAAATATGCAATGAAGATGACCGGAACTACAAATATTAAGAATTTCATAAATAAGTATAAGGCAAAAAGTAAGTAATTATTAAAAAAATGTCAGCAAATCCACTTAATGACATCTCTGCTGTGTATGCACAGGAGGTGTTCAAACCTCAACTTGGTAAATCTGCACCATCTGGGGATGGTCCAAAGAAAGTAGAGAAGGGCAAAGATGATGCTGAGTCATCGGCAAAGAGAATTCGTCAGGCAACATACGATATTAGATATCGTGCCAGAAGAGAAGATATCAAGTTAGATCAGGCATTTACTCAGTATATGGGTCATACTACAATGTCTGGTCCAGAGAAAGCAGCAGTGAAAGAGAAACTAGGTCTTGCTGATGCTGGCGGTGGTGGTGGAACTGCCGTTAAGGAAGAGGTTGAGAGTAAGAAGTTTAAGGTAAGAGTTACTGATAAGGAAAGTGGTAAGTCTTATGTTCGTTATGCGACTCGCGAAAAGATCAATCAACTCAGAGCAAATCCAAACATTTCTTCAGTTGAAATGACTGGATATGGATCTCCTTATGAGGGTGAGAAGAAGAAGGGGCAGGCAACTGCTGATGTAGCTTCTGGTAAGGGTCTTTCCAAGAAAGATTATGATGGAGATGGTAAAGTTGAAAGTGGCGCTAAAGAATATCGTGGCGCAGTTCATAATGCCATTCAGAAAAGGCAAGGTGGAAAACCTGATGGAAAAGACACCTCAAGTGTAAAGGAAGGTTTCTCTGATTGGAGACAAGATCTTTCTGAAGTGATGGATGTTGTTGATAAAGAAGATAATGAGAAGAAAGTCACTGGGATGAAGTCTGGTCAAAAGAATAACATTAAGACCAGTGCATTGAAAGGTGGTATAACCTTCAAGGAAGCAGTTGAAAGAATGGGTGGAGAACTGCTTGAGATGGTTGAGGTTAGTGAAGAGGAAATTCAAGAGAAGGCACCTCCTGGTGCTAAATTTGAGCGTATGGTTAAGCACATCAAGAAGGGTTATTCTGAAGATGGTTTGACTGATAAAGAAAAGTCAATTGCTTATGCTACTGCCTGGAAAGCAAAGAATAAGGAAGTTAAAGAAGCAGCTCCTATGACTCCAGTTGCTCAGACTCAACAAGACACTCAGAACAAACAGCAAGATCAGCAAAGAGCAAAACTTCAAGATAGAAAACTTGCCTCAATTCAAAAGACTCAACTTGCTGCTAAGATGAAGCAAGTTCAGCAAGGTATTCCTCTCAAGGATTCTTATGAGTCTGATGAATTAGAGCAGATTGATGAACTTCGCCGTTCTGAAAGAGAGGGGATGGGATCCCCCGAGCGTCGTCTTCCATCAGGTCAAGTAGTTGGTGCTCGTGGGGAACGCAAGCGCAAAGGTGAAATGGGTGGTCGTCATTTTTGGTCTGGTGGGCAAGGTGGTTCTAGAACTGAGCGTGGTGTGAAAAAGAATCAACCAGGAGCTCAGAGTCAAAGATTAAATCCTCCTGAGAAACCAGGACGCCAATTACAAAAAGGATCTGCTGCCGCAATGCAGAGACATCATTCTGCAAGAGATTGATTCCTAAATAATCTTAGACACTCTTACGGAGGTTATTATGTCAGTAGCAGCTCTTTGGGCTTGGATTGCTGCAAACGAAGCAGCAGTTGCAACTATTCTTTTAATTCTTTCTGAGTTTCTTGGTGCGAATCCAAAACTAAAGTCCAATGGAATTGTATCCTTTGTATTGCTTCAACTGAAGAAGCAGGCAGAAAAGAGAGGTGGAGTAGATCCAACTCCCTGAGATTAAATAAATAGTTCTTAATCGGGGAGGTATACTCCCCATTTTTTATAAATATTTTTTAGATTAAATTAGTAAAAGGTACAAAGAATGGCACTCTGGGGAACAGCAGACGGTCTTTACTCACCCGGGACAGTGAGTGTTGATTATACTGCAAAAACAATTACAGGATCTGGAACCTCATTTACCGCAGCAGGTATTGCCGCTGGAACCATTATCACTATTGGAGCGGGTGGTACATTTGGATCAGCGGTAGTTTCCGCAGTTACTTCCAATACTCTAATTTCAATTGCAACTACTCAGTATCTGAGTGGTACTGCAATTTCTGGTGTTGGTTATACTCTATCACAGAGACCAATTTATACTTTAGAAGATTCAAATTATGGTAATGGTGGCGCTGGTGCAGGATCTACCATTGCATCAATCTACGGAGTTGACATTTATGAGACTGCTTCAAATGTAACAACTCAGTATGCGGTCACTCACGCCGGATGGGTTGGAATTAAGACCTATGTTGACAGTGAAGGTAATCTGAGAGTTAAATCAGAAACTCTCGTTGCAATGTCTGGAATTACGACAAATACACTTGCAACATTTGGTGCTGCTGGTGATGCTGCAGATGATTCCATCTTCCCAGATAGACTGATCACAATTACATCACAACCATCTAATCGTACTGGAATCGCTACAACTGCTGCCACAACATTTGCAGTTGTCGCCACTGTAGATCCATTAGCATCACTATCTTATCAGTGGCAGTATTCTAGCACTGGAATTGCATATACTAACCTCACTAATACTGGTCTTTATACTAATACCACTACAGCAACCGTTGGTATCGCATCAACAACAGTTACTGCTGATAGACCTAATGGATTCTACTATCGCGTTAATATCACTGCCGATGGTGGAGCAACCGCAACTTCTAGTGCTGCAAGATTGACTTACGCATGATAATAAATGATTTTTAATGAACTTAATGAAGATAATTTTTTATTGTTCGCTATAAAAAATTATGAAAATCCTCAGTCAGTCACTAAGGAAGATTTTGATCGTGATTTGAATCTTTTTAAGTACATCAAACGTCTTTTGAAGCGATATAAAAATACGGGTGAGTTAAGAACTCACCTTTTACTTAATCACTTCATTGTTCTTTATAATATTTTTGGTGAGGCAGCAACTCCAATGTTATTTTTTAAATTGGAGAAAGAACTATGGTCGTCTTTGAAAAGTTTTATTGTATTTTTGGGTAAATTTCCAGAGTATCCAAAATCAACGATACACGATATTCAAGTTGATCTTTATTGTATGTCAGAACTTTACAAAATTTACAATGAAAAACAATAAGATAGATAAAGTAATTAACTACTTCCGCCATCTCAAAGAAGATGCTATGGTTGTAGGTGGACCCACAAATAGTCTTGCTGGTGGAAAAATTGCAGGAACTGTTGAGGCAGGTGATAACCCTCCAGTCAGAAAGGGTAAAAAAAACATTTATATGGGAATAGGATCTAGAGCGAAGTGGTTAAAACACTTAAAAAATCGGTAGAGATAAATGTTCAATCCGAACACATCAGCAGACACTAAAATTGCTGTTTTAGAAGAAAGACTTTCTTCTTATGAAGTTATGATGCGGAAGATTGACGAAGCTATACAAATAATGGGAAAGACCAGTCAGAACATCAGTAAGATGCTTGCCGTTCATGAAGAAAGAATTGAACAGTGTCATAAGGCAGATGATTATATCGGTAAAGTTATTGAAGAATTGAGAGTAGAAAATAAGGACCAGCACGAGGTAGTAACAGAAAGAATTGAGAAGATAGAAACTAAATTGGAAGAAGTTGTAAAATTTCGTTGGGTTATAATAGGAATTTTTGCTGTAGTTTCTTTTGGTGTGTCACAATCTCATATGGTTGTAGATCTTTTGACTCCTGATAGTTCTCAGGTAATAATAGAGAAAAATAAATAATTCAGTGTTGGCATAAGATGCCAATGAAAATAAGAAGAAAACCAACATTATACTCGCTACAAAAAGTCACAAATTCTGTCATTAAATGGACGGCAATTATGACAGTATTGTGCCTTGACAAGGCAAAGTAATCTGATAGAATACAAAGACCGAAGGTGTTTGTTATGGATTTTGTTGATGTAAAGTACATCAATTTGATTTCACATAGATTTCAAAAGTTTAAGAAAGTAAAGAATAACCTTTACAATTTTCGTTGCCCTATCTGTGGAGACTCGCAGCGGAGCAAAAGTAAGGCGAGAGGATATTTGTATCAAGAAAAAAACAATACAAATTTTAAGTGCCATAATTGTGGAGTCAGTATTTCCTTTAATAATTTCTTAAAGCAAATTGATCCAAATGTGTATAAACAATATACATTTGAAAAATTTAAAGAAGGGCATAGTGGAAAAAACTTTGTTGTTGAAGAACCTAAATTTAAATTTGATGCTCCCCAATTCAAACCAAAGTTGGATCTTCCCAAAGCATCAGAAAATGCTGATGCTCTACAATATCTGGAAAGCAGAAAATTAAATCCAAATAAATTTTATTATACGGATAAGTTTAAATCGTGGATCAATTCTATAAAGAAAGTCTTCGATGATACAGTTAAAGATGAACCTAGGATTATAATTCCTTTGTTCTATCAAAATACTCTTGTTGGAGTTCAGGGAAGAGCACTCAACTCCAACAAGGTTAAATATATTACCATTATGTTTGATGATGATGCCCCAAAAATCTATGGTCTCGATGAAGTACAAAAAACTCAAACTACCTACATCACGGAAGGTCCTTTTGACTCTACCTTCATTCCCAACTCAATTGCTATGTGTGGAGCTGATGGTGATGTTGCTAAGTGGGGTATTAGCGATCGTGTGTGGATCTATGATAACGAACCACGTAATAAAGACATCGTTTCCCGAATATCAAAATGTATCAGTGATGGAGAAAAGGTAGTCATCTGGCCATCTACAATAAATGAAAAAGATATTAATGATATGATATTATCTGGACTTGATGTGAAGTCTGTGATAGAATTAAATACTTACTCTGGATTAGAAGCAAAACTTAAATTTACTACCTGGAAGAAAATATGAGCAATGGTACAAAAGTAGTCAAGAGAAATGGAAATGTTGAGTCTCTTGATTTGGATAAAATGCATATAATGGTCGAAGAGTCTTGTAAGGGACTTGCTGGAGTTTCTGCAAGTCAAGTCGAAATGACATCGGGAATTCAATTCTACGATGGAATCACAACTGGTGAAATTCAAGAAATCTTAATTCGTTCTGCTTCTGATTTGATTGATTTGGATCATCCAAATTATCAGTATGTTGCTGCCCGACTTCTTCTCTTTTCTGTAAGGAAGCAACTTTACGGGAAGATGAAAGAACTTCCTACACTTGAAAACCACATTATCGATTGTGTATCTGCCGAAGTTTACGACAGCGATATCTACAATAAGTATTCTCAAGAAGAAATTGCTAAGGCAGATTCATTTATTGACCACGATCGAGATTATCTGTTTACATATGCAGGACTTCGCCAAGTTGTAGACAAGTATCTTGTTCAAGACAGGAGTGGTGGTGGAGTATATGAAACTCCTCAGTTCATGTATATGATGATTGCTCTGACTATTTTCGCAGAGTATCCCAAAGAAACCAGAATGTCATATGTCAAGAGGTATTATGACGCAATCTCCAAGCACAAAATCAACATCCCAACTCCCATCATGGCAGGAGTTAGAACGCCACTTAGACAATTTGCTAGTTGTGTTCTTGTTGATGTTGATGACACCCTCGATTCTATCTTTAGCAGTGATATGGCTATTGGTAGATACGTTGCACAGAGGGCGGGAATCGGCATCAACGCTGGTAGGATCCGTGGCATCAACAGCAAAATCCGAGGGGGAGAAGTTCAACACACGGGTGTTGTACCATTTCTCAAGAAGTTTGAAGCAACTGTCAGATGTTGCACGCAGAATGGCATACGAGGTGGATCCGCGACAGTCCACTTCCCAATCTGGCACCAAGAAATAGAAGATATTTTAGTTCTTAAGAATAACAAGGGGACCGAAGATAATCGTGTTCGTAAACTTGATTATTCCATTCAAATTAGCAAGTTGTTCTATGAAAGGTTTATTCAAGACGGTGAGATTACGCTTTTCTCTCCGCATGATGTCCCTGGACTTTATAATAGCTTTGGACTCCCTCAGTTTGACGATCTCTACGTTCAATATGAGAACGATCCGACCATTAAGAAAAAAACTATTAAAGCGCAAGAACTCATCCTTAACCTTCTTAAGGAACGTGCGGAAACGGGTCGTATCTACATTATGAATCTTGATCACTGCAACTCTCACTCATCCTTCAAGGATAAGATTGAGATGAGCAATCTGTGTCAAGAAATCACTCTTCCAACATATCCTATTCAACATATTGATGATGATAATGGTGAGATTGCTCTTTGCATTCTTTCTGCTATCAATGTTGGTAAAGTAAAGTCTGATGAAGAACTTGAAGAACTTTGTGACCTTTCCGTTCGTGGACTGGATGAACTGATTGACTACCAGAAGTATCCTGTACGTGCTGCAGAACTTGGTACAAAGGCACGTAGGTCCCTAGGAATCGGTTATATTGGTCTGGCTCATTATCTTGCTAAACTGGGTTATTCTTATGACTCTCAGGAAGCATGGGATGCCGTTCATGGTCTCTCCGAATCCTTCCAGTATTATCTTCTGAAAGCGTCGAATCAACTTGCAAAAGAGAAAGGACACTGTGAGAACTTTGGTCGTACCAAATATGCTGATGGCATCCTTCCCATCGATACTTACAAAAAAGATGTAGACGAAATCTCTTCAATTTCATACGAGCATGATTGGGAAACTCTTAGGGCATCTATCCTGGAACATGGACTCAGGCACTCAACACTGTCCGCACAGATGCCATCGGAGAGCAGTTCCGTTGTGTCAAACGCAACTAATGGAATTGAACCTCCTCGTGGATTCTTGTCCATTAAGAAATCCAAGAAAGGTCCTCTTAAGCAAATTGTTCCACAGTATGCTACACTGAAGAACAACTATACTTTGTTGTGGGACATGAAGAGTAATGAAGGTTACATTAAGATTGTCGCTATGATGCAAAAGTTCTTTGACCAAGCTATTTCAGGTAACTGGAGTTATAATCCTGAGAACTATGATGATAACGAAGTACCAGTTTCTGTGATGGCAAATGACTTCTTGACTACATACAAGTACGGATGGAAAACTTCTTACTATCAGAATACCTACGATATTAAGACCGATGAGGTGATTGAAGAAAAGAAATCCGAATTGGAAAATCTAATTAATGAGTTAAGTTCAGTAGAGGAGGGAGAGTGTGAATCCTGTGCAGTTTAAAATTTCTTCTACGGAAGAATCCACTTCTATCAAAGGAATGACAGTTTTTAACACTGAAAAGGTTGATACTAAAAAACAACCTATGTTTTTTGGTAAACCACTTGGTGTTCAGAGATATGATTCATACAAATATCCTATATTCGACAAACTGACCACTCAACAATTAGGATACTTCTGGAGACCCGAAGAGGTGTCTCTCCAGAAGGATCGTGGAGATTATCAAACTCTACGTCCTGAGCAGAAGCATATCTATACTTCTAATCTGAAGTATCAGATCATGCTTGATTCTGTTCAAGGTCGTGGACCTGGAATGGCATTTATTCCTTATTGTTCTTTA